AAGGGGCAGGTAGTGGTAGTTATATTTTAAAAGTAACAGAAATAACAGCTGAATTATTATACATAACTATTAATATGGGATTCTGGATTGAAGGTAGGTCAAGTTCAGCTTCTGGAATAACTGTAGAAAAAGACGGAACAATTTTAACAATAATGAAAATAGCATAAAATGAAAAACGAGATTAAAGACTCAATGGAATTTATTGGAGTTAATGCAACAGGGATAGTGATGAGTTTAACGGAGATAGACGCGTTATTGAGGACTTTAATCTTGGTATCTACATTAGTATACTCAATACTAAAAATAACGCGTTACATCAAAGAAAACGAAAATAAAAAAAAATGAGTGATAAGGACAGAAATTATCCTGTGTTAAAATATTTTAAAAGAAGTGAGTTTGCTTGCCCAACAGATGCCGATTCTGGAGAGAATATGGATGCGGCATTTTTACAGCGATTAGATAAGGCTAGAAGCAAGGCAAATACTCCTTTCAAGATAAACTCTGGATATAGGTCTCCAGCTCATAATACAGCAGTAGGAGGGGTTAAAAATTCTTCACATATGAATATACCTTGTAATGCAGCAGATATAGCTGTAAAAGATAGTAGACAAAGATTTATTATATTAGTTGCATTAATGAGTGTTGGATTCACTCGTTTTGGAATAGGTAAAAACTTCATTCATGTTGATTCTGACGATAAGAAAAACGGGGGTGATAAAAGTCCAAATGTTATTTGGCATTATTATTAATTAAAAATAAAAAAAATGAAAAATTGGTTTCAAGCATTATTTGTAAAACAAATATTACAATCAAAGAAATTTTGGTACGCAATATCATCTGTAATTGTTCCAGCTTTAATGAGCAGTTTAGGTGTAGATGAGCAAACGGCTACTAATCTCTTTATAGCATTATTATCATTAGCAGGATTTCAAGGTCTTGCAGATTTCGGAAAACACGCAAAGAAAAAATAGTGAAGCAATTCAGACCACGATTGTCTGAATATGAGAATCGTTTAATTAATGACTTTCGTAATTCTAAAAATGTGGGTATCATTGGAGACACACATCTCCCATATTGCATAAGAGAAACTAAAGAACATCTTTCTTATTTGCAATTTTGTTATGAAACCTTTAATAGATTTGGTTGCTCTGAAATAGTGCATATAGGAGACGAGTGCGACAATGCAGCATTATCATATCATCAAGGAGAAGTTGAAATGCCAAACATAATAAGTGAGGCAGAGCAGGCTCAAGAACAATTAGAAGAGTGGTTTAAGACCTTTCCAGATGTAAAGGTTTGCGTGGGCAATCACTCGGCTCTTCCCTTTAGACAGGCGACCACAGCAGGTATACCAAAAAGGTTTATGAAAACTTATGAGGAGATTTGGAAAGCTCCAAAGGGTTGGAAATGGGAATTACAATGGGAAATAGATGGGGTATTATACGAACATGGCACAGGAACTTCTGGGCAGAATGGAGCTAGAAACAGAGCAATTGCAAATAGGCAATCCACAGTAATAGGGCATTCACATTCTTTCGGGGGGGTTTCATATATGGCTAGTCGTAACGATATTATTTACGGTCTTAATGTTGGCTGTGGAATATCAGTCAATCACATGGCTTTTGCCTACGGGAAGCATTTTCCAAAGAAGCCAACTATTGGATGTGGTATTGTTTTAGATAAGGGCAAAACTGGATTATTTATTCCAATGGATTTAGGCTCAAAAGTTATTAGAAAAAATTTGTTAATAAAATAATTGTATCTTTGGCGGTGTTTATCATTTTGAAATTACTTTTGTAATGAATACGTTTTGTATTTGAATCTACATCGTAGTTTCAGTTTTTGTTTGAGAGCCTCCTTTAATTAGGGGGCTTTCTTTTTTACAATTATCCAATCACTTAACCGAAAAATCACCGAAATTTCTAGCCACTTTTAGAAACAAAAATCAAAAAAAGTGCTGTCTTATCTAGTAAATTACTTTAAAATAAAGGTTAATAACTCTTGGTTATCAACTAACAAAGCGTATATTTGAGCATCAATAATGATAAAAACAAAAACAAAAACTAAAATGAAAACAATTATCAAATCAAACAGAACATTCGGAGTAGAGATAGAATTCGCGTCTACAGTTAATCAAACAGAAATAGCATCAAGATTAAAGAGAAAATTTAGAAGCATAGAATTTGAAGGAGAATCTTGGAATACATCAACAAGAAATTATTTTAAAATCATTACAGACTCTTCAATTGATTCAGCAGGGGGGTATGGATTAGAATTAGTGACTCCTATATTAAAGGGAAAAAAAGGATTAAATGATTTAAGAAAAGTATTAGATGTATTAGATTCTTTTGAAGAAGTATCTGTAAATAAGTCTTGTGGAATCCATGTTCATGTAGATGTGAATGATTCTGATATTAATGGTATTGGAAGAATTTTAAAATTATATTCTAAACAATCTAAATTTATTGACAGAATATTAGCTCCATCAAGAAGAAGAGAGGGAGGAAAGGGAAAGAGATGGGCAATGAATTTAGAATATGCTTCTCGCTCAAATGATTCAAGAGAATTATTTAATAAAATTGATTCTACAATTGATAGCACAGCAGACCATTATACAATGAATGATAAAGTTACTTGTATTAAAGATTTATTTAGAAATAATCCGTCTGGAGTTAATGCGAGATATTGTGCAGTTAATTTAGATGCATACAGAAAATATGGTACGGTTGAATTTAGACAACATCACGCAAGTACTGATTCTGAAAAAATTTCTAATTGGGTAGTATTTGTTACTAATCTTGTTGACAGAGCTGTTAAAGCAAAGAAAGTATTTGTTGGAGAGACTACATTTGAAAGAACTTTTAAAGCCTCTAAACAGCTTTTAAAATTTGCTTCGGATAGAGCAGTAGGTTTTGGTTTTGAAGAGCATAGACTTGAGGAGAATATCGTTAGAGTGGATGGTAAAGATTTAGCAGAAGGAGTTGAATTAGTAAAATTATCAAATGGAGCTTTTCAATTATTTGCTAATGGAAATTTATTAGATAATACAATGAGTCATTTTAAGCAATTTGCAGAGCAATTAGGAATTGATTTTACAGGAATGAATACGAGAAGATTAGGACAGGCTTTATTGTCTGCCTAGTCTTATTTAATAATAAACAAAAATTGAAATTATGAAATTAAGAAAATTAACAAAAGATGATGAGTTTCTAAAATTAGATTCTCTCATTAATGACCCTCAAGTAAACAAAGCTATTGAGGACAGAGCAAAAGAATTAGTAAAAGAATATAATAATAACAAAAACAAAAATAAATAATTATGTGTGGATTAATAGGTTATACAAGTAATGGGGTAAAAGCAGACCCCTATATATTAAGAAAATTAATGAAAGCAAATGATAGTCGTGGAGGTCATTCTACGGGCTTTTATGATGGTAGTGGATTCAATAAAGTAATAGGTAAGAGCAATTCTTTAGCAATGCCAAAGAGATGTGATATGTTTATTGGTCATACAAGATATGCTACTCATGGAAAAAAGACGGTAGAAAATCAACATCCTTTTAAATATGGAAATGTTATCGGTGCTCATAATGGAGTCGTTCATAATTATAGAGAAGTAGGAGAGCAATTTGGATTAAAAAAGACTGCTGTAGATTCTCAAATGATTTTTAAGGTAATGAATAAAGAGAATGGAGAATTAAATATATTAGGTAAATTCTCTGGAGCTTTAGCAACTCTCTTTACTATAGGAGATGGGAGATTATATACATACAGAAAGACGAATCCTTTATGGGTAGGTAGAGATAATAAAGGGGGGGTGTATTTTTCTTCTTTGCGTGATATAATGCTTGAGTGTAATTTGAATAATATATTTCAGCTGAAAGAGGGTAGAGTTTATGTGTGGGAAGATGGAGTTGTAAAATATAAGATTGATATTGAACACGACCCTATTGAATCAAAATACTCAAAAGTAAAAAAGCAATGGTGGGAATATGGATTATCAAATGAAAGAGAATCATTCTGGACTCCAAAGAAATCTGCTTATAGTGGAATCACAGACCAATACGATAAGCTGGATGAAATAGATATTACAGACTATGAATTAAGTGATAATCAAGACCAGCTCCAATTGTTTGATAATAAATGTGATTGTCAAGGAGACAATAATTTTTGCTTTTGTATATCATAATGAAATTAAAAACGACATATAAATGGGAGTGCGTTTATAAAATGGACGGGGAAATGTTTGTAGCTGATTCTTATTCTAATTTAGTTAAACAAATGAGAGAAATAGTTTACTCACAGCCTCGTTCAAATTCAGAGCATAGGAGAGACACTAAAAAAAGATTTTATAAATGGGATAGAACTATAATTGATGACTCAAGTGATAAAACCTTTGTCCTTGATTTAATTAATTGTGGGTATCTTAAGGTATTGTCCTGTAATAGAAAAGCTCTTAAAACGCTTTAAAATGAGTAATAACATTAAAATAATAATAAAATGAAACTAGACAAAAACGGAAATTTTGAAGTCCAAGAAATTAAAACAACAATAAAAGAATATAACGCAAATGATTTACCTGCATATTTTAAATGGGATTGTGGTAGTCATCCGTGGTATTTTAGAGTTAGAAATGTGGAGGGGTGTATTGTAGCTGACCAATTAAAAAAG